AATTAAACCTTACACTTGTATGAATGTAAATCTAGCAATCGCCCTAACTGACATCGAGGGCAACGCAATCCAAAACGAGAAAGGCGAAGAAATGCTCCTTTCTAAAATGGTTGGCAACGCATTGTTTGCTGCCGAAGAGAAAGAAGACCCGATTCGTCTTTACGAGTTGGCGAAGAAAATCTACTACTCCGAAGCAGAGATTGAAGTAAGCAAATCCGATGCTGATCTAATCAAAGAGAAGGTCAAGGCTAAAGGCTTTACTGTGCTTGTTTTAGGGCCTCTCTACGAGGCTTTAAAGGAAAAGTAATGGTAAACCATCAACGAGGATTTAAAGGGCTAGAAATAGCCCTTTTTTATTTCCTATTAAATGCCTTATTTTTGGTAAACGATTAGCGATTGATAACATGAATATCTTGCAAAAAGACGAAATAGGAGTACCATCGACACTTGTGGCATTTGTGGCAAATGTTTTTCAAGCCATCGGAATAGATTTCTTGAATGTGGTTCTTACCATGATTATCTCTTTGCTTTCAATTGTCTACCTAGTCTACAAAATTAAAAACGAGAAAGCGGTTTACGACAAGCGAGAAAATGAAAAAAGGAACTAGCGTAGTTAAGGCAACTCCATTTGGCAAACGTAGAAACGGCAAAGCCAAGAAAGCATATTCTAAAAGCATTAATAAGCCTAAAAAATACAGAGGTCAAGGAAGATGAAAAAGTTTTTTGAGTGGTCTAGTGGTTTTCTATCTGAAAACGGACAGGCATCCAGCAAACGATTTGTAGGAGTATTCTCAGCAGTAGCTTTGTGCTACACGTTGTATGCTAATCACGATGCAGTAAACGAGCCAAGCGAAGCCTTGGTTTATTCTGTTGCAGCATTGTCTGCTGCTGCTCTAGGCATTAGTGCAGCCGAAAAGATTTTTAAGAAGGAATGAAAAATCTAAGCAAGGAGGAACTGCTTTACAGGATGGAGGCCATTAATCGTAGCAATGCGATTATTTACTTTGACCTAAACGGTTTTATCCTTGGAGTAAATGTAATTTTTTTGAAGGCTATGGGATTAGCCGATAACGAACACGACAAGCTAATAGGCAAGCACCATTCTATTTTTGTTAGCTACGAATACTCAAAGTCTGACGATTACATAAAGTTCTGGGAGACCCTTAGAGAAGGCAGGTATTATGAGGGAGAATTTGAAAGGCGCAAAATTGACGGCACCCCAATTTTCTTGCAAGCGACATACAACCCAATCCTAGATGAGAGCGGTGCAATAACTAAGATTATGAAGATTGCAACCGACATTACAGAAACGATTGTCAGCAAGAATAAAATCGAAGAACTTTCTGCCAAGGTCAAAGCAGAGTTAGAAAACTCTAACAAGCTAAGGGCAGCAATTGAAATAGAAAAGGATGCAGCGGTAAATGACCTAGACGCTACGATTAAAAAAAGCCAAAACGAACTTATTAAAGTAATCGTAAAGTCTGCTTTGTTTGTGATTATGTCAGTAGGCTTTATTACTACTATTATGTACTCCTTTGCAATTCTGTCTAATAAAGACACGCAAATAATTGGCTCAACGTGGAGCAATATGTTTTCAGTACTGCTTACCAATGCGTTTTCTATTGTAGGAACTATTATGGGTATTAAATACGCAACCTCAGAAGATAAAAAATCTAAGAATGAAAATTAGCACACATCTAAACCTAGCAGAAGTCACTAGAAGCGATTCTGCAAAGCGTCACGGCATTGACAACACTCCAACTGCTGAACACTTGGAGAACTTTAAGCTACTAGCAGAGAAAGTATTTGAGCCAATCAGATTGCACTTTAAAACTCCAATTTTTATTAGTAGTGGTTACAGGTCCCAGGCATTAAATGCTTTTATAAAAGGCAGCGCATCCTCCCAGCATTGCAAAGGTCAAGCCATTGACATTGATATGGATGGCAGCAAAGGTGGAGTGACTAACAAGATGGTTTTTGATTTTATTGTTTCACGTTTGGACTTTGACCAGATAATCTGGGAGTTTGGCACAGACAAAAATCCTGATTGGGTTCATGTTAGCTACGTCAAGACAGGCAATAGAAAGCAAAAGCTGAAGGCCGTTCGGTCTGGAGGCAAAACAGTTTACCAAACTATTCCTTAATGGAACTTATAAAAATAGCACGTAATGTGCATTCTCTTTCACTAAAAACAGAAGAGAATCAGGTAGCTTTACTTTCAGATATTCACTGGGATAATCCTAAGTGTGATCGTGAAATGTTAAAGAGACATCTTGACTATTGCCTTGAGCAGAATATCCCTATTTTTATTAATGGGGATTTTTTTTGCTGTATGCAGGGCCGTATGGATCGCAGAAACAACAAGTCAGACATAAGGCCTGAGCATAATAACGCAAAGTACTTGGATAGCATAGTAGAAACTGCGGTAGAGTGGTGGTCTCCTTATGCTTCAATATTAACTGTTATTGGATATGGCAACCATGAAACTTCTATAATTAAGTATTCTGAAACTGACATCCTTCAAAGATTTGTAGACCTATTTAACTACAAGAATAAAAGCAATGTATATGTGGGTGGATATGGTGGGTGGATAGTTATTAAATATGATTTAAGACCTAGCACTTCAATGACAAAAAATTTGAAGTACCATCACGGAATCGGTTTAGGAGGAATTGTTACACGTGGTGCCATTAACTTAACAAGATCATTAGAGATGTATGAAAACATGGACATCTTTGTGATGGGTCACATTCATGAGAACTCAAGTAGAAATGATGTTAGAGATACCCTTCAGTATAACAAAGGAAAGCGAATTTACGAACTTCAGCAAAAGCAGATTCACCTTGCTATTACAGGTACATACAAGGAAGAGTACGGTGATGGTAGCCAAGGATGGCATATTGAAAGAGGGGCACCAGTTAAGCCAGTTGGAGGCAGAATTTTGACCTTGCATGGCAGAAGGTATGTAAAAGATGGGTCAGATAATTATGAACTATTAGTAGATTCACATAAATTTCCGTTATGAAAGCAATACTAGAATTTAATTTGCCTGAAGAGAATAACGATTTCCACGCGGCAATAAACGGACATAAATATAAAGGCGCCCATTGGGAGTTGGACCAGCTTTTACGCTCTGAAATGAAATACAAGGAATTATCTGAAGATACTTATAAAGCTTATGATTTTTGCCGTAAGGAATTAAGAAAGATACTTGAAGAAGACAACCTATTTATCGAACAATAATGCCACTACCTAAGCCAAAGCCTGCCGAGACACAAAGTGAGTTTATCTCACGATGCATTGTCGACCCAATTATGGAACGAGAGTTCCCTGAAAGTAAACAAAGAGCTGCTGTATGTTATTTTCAATACACCAATGGAGGATCAAAGAATTAGAATAGCTATTTTTGCTTTTCTTGCAGGGGTAATTTTAACTTTCGTAGTCTACCCTAGACATGAGCAGGAGACTGTCTACAAGTTTGAAACCGTGACAAAAACGGACACTTTGTTTGTCGACAAATTGGAGACAGTTTACATCCCTAAAACCAAGATAAAAACCGAAGTTTTAAGGGATACAATCCTAATCGATTTTAAGCCACAAATTAGCCTGTTTAAGACCACTATACCTTTCGAGTATGGTAATACATATCTCAGCGGAGAAGTCCTCGGAGAAGTGCTTAAAATGACCGCTACGAACGACTATAAGATTCCTGTGGTAACGAATACAATTACGAACACAGAAACCAAGACAATTATTGAAAAACCGAAGGGATTATATTTGGGTGCAGGAGTCAACTCTTTGTTAAAACCGAGTGCATCTGTTTCCTACTTGGACAACAAGTATTTGTTTCAGTATCAGTACCAGCCAATGGAGAAGGTACATCAGATAGGAGTGAGTAAAAAGTTATTCTAAAGGTTAACAAAAGTTCCCAATCTGTGAACTTATAGGTACCCAAGTAGCATACCGTTGGATCTGCTCTTGGGTCATTATTTATTATACAATTCGGATATTTTCCGAATTACTTATTTAGGCTTGACAATATCCTTGAGCTGGTTAAAAATAGCTTCTGCATTGTCTCCCCAATACATATCGCATTTGCCATCTTTGATTGGAGGAACAGAAAAATAGCTTTGCCAATCGCTAGGCTCTGAGCTATAGCGGTAACAAGTTTCTTTGTAGGGACAATTTGTCCCCAGGCATTTTGCGATATCAGGCATATTTTACAATTAATACTGTTTTTGTAAAGCGTGGTTTACATTATCGCTAATCTTTAGAAGTACTAAATAACCAATCAAATCGTTTACCACATCCTCATCATCTTTCTCTAAGCTTCCGTTCTTGATTCTCTTTAGCTTGTCATCGATGCGGATCAGTAGTCCTTGTTTTGCGGACAACTGACTGAATACTCCTAGAGGCTCAAGAGCTGAGTTGCCATACTTACGATTCTTCTCGATAAGCATTTTCTCTATGCTATCAAGAACTTCTTCTACCTGGATTGCGAATGGAGGTGTCATGCGTGTATCTTTAAAAACTCAATCCACCATTTAACTAAACAGGTCGTGAGCAACAGAGACAAAATTATAATTGATGTCTTCTTTAAGTAGCTTTTCTTTATCATAGTATTGCTTGAACGAGATAAACCTATCTCCTTTTAGATATTGGCTAGTTCTAAACTTAGACCTTCCTTTCTTAATAAGTAAGCCATCTCCAAACAGAACATAGAACTCGTTTTCAGCAACTATTTCATTAAACTCCAGGTACTCAATCCACCACTCACTAGGTTTGCGGTTTTCATCGAGTACCTTGGTCGCAGATAGGTATCCAAAGGGATTGAGTACTTGAGCTTCTTCCATCTTATTTAAAGAATCGTTTAATTACACTTTCTTTCTGTTCCTTGTGTAGATAAAGCTTTTGTCTTAATATTTCAATAAGCTCAATAGCTACATGGTTTTCTATTTCGGCTATATTTTCTTTATAGTCAATAACCAAGTTTCCTGTTTCTGAATCGACATAAAAGTCCAACTCTTCGTATTTATATTTAATCATTATCTGTAATTGTGGTGTAAGTGTCTAGTTATCAGTTGTAGCTTAATAACATATCTAGGATTCTCTAGCAGTTCTGTCAATCGAGGCTCTACCATTCCCATGAAGTGGTTGAAGAGTATCTCTCCTGCTTCTGGATGGTCTTCCATGTCGGGGTCAGCCTTAATTCCGTTTCTCTCACAGAATACGCAAGATCGTACCGCTCTTTTAATCTGTTCCTTTGAGTATTTCATCAATCAAGATGTTTAAGTAAGTGACGAAAATAGCAAGTACCAATGCAAACATCCCAAGAGACTTAGATATTAAATATAGGCAGGTCATAAAACCTATGGCTACATTTATAAATTTAAGTAACTGCAAAAGATGCCTTTTCATTTCGGTGTAAATTTAATAGGATGTGATATTTCATTTCCATTAAAGTCTAATAGTTTGCCGTTCATTTCAAAGTGTACCTCCATGTGTTTATTCTTATAGTTCTGAATCAACAGCTTGATTTTCTCTTGAACATCTTCAATGGAGAGAAACTCTCCATATCCGATGTCTTGCCACTCTGTGTATTCGTTGAACTTATTAATAAACCTACGCTTCAGTATAAAATCAGAAGGGGAGTGAGCTTTCTTTCTCGGCATACTGAGGTTTAGATTGATGTGCTTGCTTTTTCTCTACCACCATCGCTGGTTTACCATCAGACCAAAATACTTTGCCTGATCCTGTCCAGAACTTCTGCTTTTTAGCCTCTCTGTCCTCTTTTGTCTGAGAGACATAGGACTGAACATTCTGTCCGTAATCGTTCGCCTCATCGTTCATTGAGATGGTCAATGAGACTCCTTTTAGACCCTTTGCTTTAACTGTGCTTAGTAGGGTTTCTAGTGTTTCCTGCTTTAGGAAGATTTCTGATAAATTTGCCATTTTTTTAATTGTTTTTGGTTTGTCTTGTAATATTAAGTTATTGATTTATTGGATAAAAGAAAATTCTGATATTTTTCATAGAAGTCATCAAAGTTTTTAACTATCCAGTACTGACCTCCTGACTTTTCTATTGCCTCTTGGTAGACCTTCTGATGCTCTGACTGCCTATCTCTGCCTATTTTAACCTCTATTTTTACAGACCTTCCTAGGATTGTAGCTGAAATATCTGCTGATCCTTTCGTTGCCGTTGACTTGCCCCAGGTCATAGAGCCAATAGTCTTGGTTCTGCCTATCACATCGGTGACTTGCTTACGGTTGTCGATTGGCCTGCCCATGGTATTGATTCGCTCTGCTTGGTATCCACTAAGCTCTAGGAACTCCTTGACGCACTTGGTTAGTCCATTGGCTGTCTTGTCCTCGTACTTGGGTGCTGATATGGCATACTTAGGAACATTGGGATAAGATTCTAACATCGACTCTTGCTTTAGTTGTTTTAGAATGTCAAGTGGTTTCATATAGATAGCTGCTTATCAAGTTGATTGTACTGCTCGATTGCCTTAAATATCTGATAAACTACTTGCGGAACTATTGCGTTTCCTCCTGCTTTGATTGATTCGTTTCTCCATTTAGGAAAGGTAATAGAGTCCAATCTGTCGGAAAGCCCATCATCTCCATGACAAATTGGGGAGACAGTTGGGAAGTTTTGCCATTTATTTCCCTTGCTCTTTTTGTTAATGAATCTTGAGTTTCCAATCCTGTCACTTTGTCCCCGCAATCCGATGCCATCGGAGTTGGAAGCATTGCTATCATTTGAGTTGCTAAGTTTGGCATTGTTGTTCCATTCGGATACTTTTGCATTCTCTTTTTGAACTTCTCCAAGTCCTGAACTTCTTCTCTTGTTGTCGGAGTGAGCAATAAACCAAATTCTTTGTCTGAGGTGTGGTGAATTGACACTTGCAGCAGGAAGTAAAAACGGTGTGACTTCGTAGCCTTGAGCTTCCAAGTCAGATTGCACCTCGTCGAATACCAACCCTCCATTCCAATTAGTAAGCCCACGAACATTTTCGCCCACAATCCAGGTCGGCTGAATTTCTCGTATTGCTCGACACATTTCTGGCCAGAGGTGTCTCTCATCCTCTTTGCCGAGTCGCTTTCCTGCAAATGAGTACGGTTGGCAAGGGAATCCACCTGTAAGGATGTCAATTGTTCCTCTGTGAATAGAGAAATCTGTCTTTGTGATATCATGATATGATATTGCTTTAGGCCAATAATAATTTAAAACTTTCTGTCCAAACTCATTCCACTCACAATGGAATACATTTTCCCAACCCATCCATTCGGATGCTAAATCAAAGCCTCCTATACCGCTAAATAGTGATCCATGTCTCATCTTAAAACGGTAAATCAAAAGCCTCCAAATGCAATACAGGAGTCTTGTAGTCTGTACCGAATCTAGACATATATTCAAATGCAAGTACCCTATTTGCTTCTCTCATCTTTAGCCAAATACCTTGGGTGTAGGTCTTATCATAGTCCCCAGGTCTTGCTTCCATGTACTTATCCCAGAATACTTTAAATGGGATTTCTGATACTTCGTCTAGTGCTTCAATCATTTCTTTAAGTGTTTAGTTATTAATCTGTACAAAATCCTGCTTGACATCCACTACCAGTTCCAAAGAAGAAATCTTGTTGTAAACCGATAGTTTTTATTTGCTCGTAAGTGATGTCTGTCTTCCAAGTGCCTATATTTTCTTGATCTGCAAACCATTGCATTTTCTCTGGATTATCATCCCAATTTTTCCTTAGTTGCTGTACTGGTTTCCAAAAGCATCCAACACAATTACTATCTTCAGGAAATACAATACCGCTTTTCTGTGCCCATTGGTAAATAGGATAATGAGTTATCTTGTTGTCAATCAATGGGAAATAACCTTCTCGCCATTCTATTTCTTTCCATTGGTTACGATTGTTTTTTTGACCAATTATTCCTTTTAGAGTTGTGCTAAACTTATCAGCTCTTTCTTTTTCATCGTATCTAAAACCAACACCCATTTTTACCTTTTCCCCTATGTTTTTATACCACCAATCAAATATTGGTCGCATTTTCATCTCAGTAGTACAAAACCGCCATTGCTTATTAGGTACTGCTTTTTTCTTTTTGTTTAAAGCATCAAATGTTTTTCCGCTTACCCAGATTATTTCTTTTCCTATCAATTGCTCAAGGTCTCTCATAGCATACAAAGTCAGGTCACTTTCTGCCGTTGCAATAAAATCCTGTCCTAACTTTTCAGAAGCATATTTAACTATGCTCTGATCCTTAGGTTTGCAGTTTACATCCTCAATCTGAACCAAAGCAAATATTTCGTAGTCAGCAGGATAATGCAATGCCATATAGCTAGATGTTTTACCACCAGATAAACTATTGATAGTTATCATTTCTTTAAGTGTTTATAAATAGTTGTTCTACTAACATTCAGTAACTCTGCTAACTCAGAGCGGTTAAAATCAGGGATGGTCTTATGAATCATCTCGATTTTCTTTTCTATGGACTCATTCTTCATAGACCTGATAATCTCACTAAGCTCATTAGATTCTAAGCTACTGACCTTTATCTTCTTTGACATAGCAATGAAGTAGTTACTCAATTTCTCTGCCTTTAGCAAGGATTCCTTCGTAACAAAATCAAAGTCCTTACCTGTCTCAAATGACCAAAGCGTATTAATCAGCATAGCAAATCTAGGTACATAAGCCTTCTGCTTACTCAACATGGATTTCACATATTCCGATATATCATCAGAGTTCTGCAAATCTGTGATGTTGTTGAATATGCGCTCCCACTCAATATCTGCTTGGCTATCAAATCGAATGATTCGACTCTCAATCTCACCGAACTTATTGTACTGCAAGACCTGGTTTCTCACTAGGTTATAGAACTGACTAATGTAAGCCTCATACCAATCCAATATTTCTTGGTCAATAGAGTTCTTGTTGTAATGCTCAATCTCCTTGTCAGGGTAGCTGACAAGCAATCGGTCTAGGAATCCATTGTCTTTGTTTTCCATCGTGGAAATCTGCGAAAATATACCAGGCTGTATGCCACCAAGCACAGGAATCAATGGGCTCTGCACAAAGCTACTCTTTGCAGTCTTTCGTGTGAGAATCGCTGCTTGGTTAGACCAACAAGACAACCAAAATTCGAGATCAGAACCAGGCTTGTATTTGTTCATGTCCTTAATCCATCCATTCAGCTCATCCTTAAATACCGCTATGCCTACCTGGTTTTCCTCATGCAAATCCGCTAATGCCTCAACCGTGATATCATTTACTATCAACTGCTTTCTCACAGGCTCCCTAACTTCCTCCACATCCTTCTTCTCCTTAGCAGTCAATCGCTCGTACTCCTTGTACTTCTTGTACTCGTTCTGAAAGTGCTTAATCTCAAAACTATTCTTTTTAGCAATCGGAAATATGATGGCATTTATACTAGGGGTCTTTCCAAGTCCTGCCTTGCCAATCAAGCCAATCCAAATGTTACAAGACTCCCTCCATCCTGTCTTTACCTCCACCTTGCAAGCGTTACCAATGCAGAGCGACAGAAGCCAAAGCAAGGAACATCCCATGTAGTCAATAGAATGATTAAGAGTTTTCTGATTTAACAGAATATAACTCTGTATTGACTCAGGAAAAACATCAATAGGGAATATCAAGTCTTCCTTGGGGATCTCAATCTTCTCAATCTCTACCTTTCTAATCTTCCGCTCTCCATAGCCTTCCTTGTACAGTTCCTTAGCAGCAGCAGAGTAGTCTCCATTGAAGTACTTGTATGCGTAGATACTAAACGGAGTAAGAGGGCTCTCATGAGGGTAAATCGTGGCCGTAGTAAACAGATAACACAGTCCAGTATCCTTGTAGATAAATCCATGCAAGGCATCCTTAGAATTAGTTTTTCTTATAACTATTCGGTCGGTCAAGTGCTTAACTGCCGTGAACTCATTTGAAATCAAGTCCAAGACCCTGTTTCTCTGATTGTAATCCTCCCAAGGGGTCAATCCACTATACTCTGTATTTTCCACCTTGACTTCCACCTTGGCTTCATCGTAGTGAAAGTATCTGCATAGGCTAAAGAGAATGTCTCTCTCCTCCTCTGTGATCTCCTGGATTTGCTCATAAGACATCTCCGAGACTTGGTTGTCATAGATATAGATATACCCACCAGTTCCCCTAGTTTCAATTAAGGCTTGAGAATGTCCTTTCAGTGTTGCAAGCTTTCTGTTGCCTTCAACTTTAGAGCATCTATATATAATATGATAACCAGAGTTTATAGTCTTATATATAACAAACTTTCTATTAAAGTCATCAATATGATCAGATATAAAGGAAACAAACTCTCCCCAAAACTTCTTTCCATCTTGGATAGTTGGAAATACCTTTAAGTCTACATCTATACACTCAACATTATAATAACCTGTTATAATACCGTACCCTTTGGTCTTGGCTTCGAGCTTCTCTAATTCTGACTTTTCTATCTTTTTTGTCTGGTACTCCTTCCATAAAATCAGAGGCTTTTTACCCTCCGATATGGGCATTACGCTGAACCCTGAGTTCAGTAAATTGATTGCTCTTCCTAGCGTTACATTCATTTTCGTGTTTTACAAAGGTTTATAGAAAAATGGCATTTTTGGGCAAAAAAGTGTACACAAGTTTACACTTGGTTTACACCTAGTGTAAACCCCCCAAAACCCCCTATACTCTCTAGATTCGCAGATTTTAGGCCGTTTTTTGCCCTAGGTTTACAAGTTTACACTTTTTTTTAGAATATATTTTTTTTGACTAGGTGAAAATTTATTTTTTTTCATTTTTGCCAAAAAGTGTTCAAAGTGTTCACTTATTGCGATTGGAGCCAATGGAGGCCGATTTTGGTTTACACTTAGGTGTACACTTAGTGTAAACTAGTGTACACCCTCCTTCTTAGCTTTTCGCACCCAATGTGAGACTCTGTTGTAGTCTAGATTCAGCTCTTTTGCGATGTCGCAAGTCCTCCAATTTTCCGCTACCATACGCTCTATTTGTCTAACTATTTTTATAGATAAACCATGAACTCGCCTGTGGTCTGTGAGTTTTAGAATTTCACATAAATGATGGTATTTTAAACCAGTCATATACATAATTTCTTTATATGGTACACCTTTCTTATATAGTTCTAGAACCTGATCGGCAGACTTCAAGTGAGAGCAAGTGTTCTTGGCTCTCTCGTTGGTCAACAGATACTCCTTGTATATATAATTATTTACTAGATGCTTACTAATATTTAGTATAATAGCTATATTCTTATTCATTACTTTAAGTTTATATAGCCTAGCTATCTCGTCTTTCTGTTCTTGAGTTAGTGATGTCATTTGTCTCCGTAGGTTTCTTCGTAATAATTCTGTCCGCTCTCATAGGTCTTAACTGCATAGAACCAAGCACCTTCTCTGTGGGCCTCTGCAATCTGATCTCTCTCCTTGTACTTAGCTATTTCTAATACTTCCTTGGAAGACTTTCCATCATACCATGTGGAGGTTAGTTGCTCATGCAACCATTCTACTGCCGTCTGCTTCTTCATATCCCCATACCTTTTAAATACTCTCTACACTCCAATACCTTGGCCTTAGCCATCTCAATCACCTGGGGGTCATACTCGATATCAAACTCCTTGATACGATACTTATCTTCTACATGAGAGTAGCTTACTGGTTCTTCGTAAGTCAAGAACTCTGGGGTGTCCTGTAGGGTGTACACCAATTTAGCCTTTTTTAAGCCCGTGAGGTGCATATAAACCTGGAGTTGATAGTAGTACCCCATGTCAGGGGAATCGTCAAACAGAGGGAAAGTAAAGCAGTCCCACGAGGTTTTAAAGTCATAGACTATACCCTCGTGGAAACAATCGGGAGTACCTGTGAAGAAATCATCCTCGAAGTGGTCAAGGTTCTTAATCATGAAGTCCTTATTCATAGCTACCGAGTAAAACTCGATAGCTGTATCTTCAAGAGCCAATCCCTTCTGAATGTACTTACTCTTAATCTGCTTCTTTACTCCGTAAATCTGCTCCTTGTACCAATCCTCCAGATAGCTTTTAGTTGTCTGAGACAAAGATTCTGTTTTACTCCGTGCGTTAGTCATCAATTGACCAAGGGCACTTGCTCTGCATTTAAAGTTCATGATAATAGAAGTTTTTCGTTTTGTGCTGTAAGAATATAAACCGACTTAATTTGCTCTATAGATACCTTGCCATTGGCTAGAGAATCCTTTGCACCGTTCCACTTCACATGGGATGGAGTTAACTCCTCTTTTTTACCACCATGATCGTTGGTAGAATCAGGGTCTTTTGTATCGTCTATGAGGAAAAGACCATTTAGCGCATACTTTCGAGCGTAACTCGATGAGCTTCCGTACGACTGAGCCACATCCATACCCTTGCGGTTTATGTCTATGCCTGCCTGGGCAGTAACGGCTCTGCCTTCCGTTCTGCCTTCTTTATCTACCTGAATCGCTGCGGTAGCTTCTATGAAGACAAGACCGCCTACTTCTTTCACCTCATCTTCAATAGTCAAGGTACATTCATACTTCAATAGCAAAGGCTTTACCGCTTCTAGAATATCCTCTACGGATCGGTACTTGTACTTGCCAAAGGCATTAAACTGGTTCTTTGGAGCTTTAAGCTCGGATTGAATTAAAATTAGTTCTTTCATCGTTTTAAGTGTTTATATTTTTCTAGTGTTTTCATTTCTGCGTATCGGTAACTAATCTCATCCCAATACATCTCGAAGGTTTTAAGAATCTCTATTTTTTCACTATGGGGTACTTCCCCAAAGTTCTCTAGTATCCATTGCTCAATTTTTTCCTCTACCATTGTTAATCCAGTTAGTTGATACAAATAGAACCCATTGATTGCCTAATCTTTTAGGCGGATACACCCATTCTTCAGGCCAAACACCTGAGCGGATAATCTGATGAACTCGTGTAGATTTTTCGGTAAAGCCCCGTAGTACACCGTACTCGGTAGCAGTCATCATTTCGTAAAGCATTGTCTTACATTGGCTTCTAGTTGTTCAACAATAAAAGGATCAAGGATGGCACAGATAACCCGATAGTGGTCTGTAAACCGCTCGTTGAGGTCATCGTACAGCTCTAGGGTAAGGGACTTGCCATTGCCAAAGAATAGGTCTAGGACAATGCCTTCGTTGGAGAAGGATTCAAGCTCCAGGGTAAACCCAGACTGCTCAAGAATAAAGTGGTGATCTTTTAACATTTTGTTTGTGTTTAAGTGATTAATGATGCTAAGGTACAAGAGTCTGCACAACAAATGCAAGTGAATTGTCAAAATTATTTTTGTTTTACACTAAGGGTAATTTTCTTGGATAAATGGTTTTGTTTTACACTAACACCCCAGAGAAATTTTATTTTCCACCAGGGGGTCAACCTGGTTTTGTTTTACACTATGGCTATTTTTCCGCCATGTTTTACACTATGGGTCTAACCGCCATGTTTTACACTATGGGGTCGGGGTGCCCGTGCCTGTTTGGGTCCGTTCGGGGCTCGGCATGGCATAGCCACCTTGAAACCTAGAAAGGCAAAGGAGGGCATTTTTAAGCCGCTGGTTGAACGATATATTTTTTTGAGTGGTGTTACATAGGCGAAAAATTAAAGGTCTTAAATGGGCTTAAAATAGGCTAAAATTTAAAGGTTGGTACTGATCCTACAAACTGTCTACATACCTTTTTACATAGGATTCGCCATAAATGGCAAAACCTTGGCCATTGTCAATTAATTGGATTCTATTATCTTTTACTGCATTCAAAATGCATCCGCATTCTATTTTCCCTCTGTGCTTTATTCCGTCAACTACTACATAAAACCAAACATTACCATTTGGCGAGTCTTCATCCCATACTAGGAAAGTCCCTTTTTTTATTAGTAGTCTTGTTGTGTTTGGGTTCTGACTATGCGAACCAATCCCAATGTTGAAGTCTTTTAAAGCCTCCCATTTGCTATTCTTTCTAATTTCTGTAATCATGTTTTTATTGTTTATGGTTAAGACAAAAGGGGCTTTCGCCCCAATTGTTTCGGCTACTAAAGCCTCCTCGGTTAACCTTGTTTAGCAGACTCCCAATGTTGCTCAAGTTCTTGGTAAGTGTCGAAAAACATTTCCCCATCTGTCTCTTCATTATACACTATGAATTCAACATCTCCACCAAGTAAACTCCCAATAGCTACACCTTCAAGGTATAAATAAACATAGCCCGAATTATGATTAAAATCTTCCTCAAGGATTTCTTCGCAAGCGAAATACTCAGCGTATGCTGCCCAAACTTTTGATTTTCCGACTGCCTCACAATAGGCAAATGATTTCTGATTGTTCATGTTAGTTAGTGTTTTAGTTATTGATTAATTTTTTTTAATAGTTCATTTAGGAAGTGTTGGTTTTCGGTTGGGTATCCGAACTCTTCAGAGTCCATTTCCTCGCAAAGAATAAAACGGATTGCAAATTCTCTAGCCTCTTCTAGTGTCAAGGGTGGGAAATCATCTTCGCCCTCCCAACTTCCGTTTCTGTCATTCCAATACAAGAAAGAAATCAACCTTTCTCTAGACATTTCTAGTACATCAAATTCCGTAACCTCTTTCCAAGGCTTTATTAAATTAAACTCACAGCAAATATCAATACCATCATATATTCTCTCCCAAATTCCATCTTGCTCGACAACCTCCTTTAAAATCTTATCTGCTTGTTCGTTGCTAATGTTGTACTTCTCTTTTACCATAGTTCTATGAAAAAGAGAACCTGTATAAAATCCTTTAGATTTTAAAAACTGAATTGCGGTTTTAGTAGTTAGATTTTCCATTTTTTTAGTAGGTGTTAAAACATTCATCAAGATAATTTTCTAGGGTGTCGAATTTTTTCTCTGAGGTCTCAACCTCAAAGTCCATAAAGTGAATTGCCATTACTCTGCCATCCATTAAGTGCAAAAACAAATGAGTAAAACCTCCGCCCGAATGGTACGAAGTGCTTTTACTATGAGGTGTTTTCTTTGCCAACTCAAAGCCTTTTGCGTGGTTTTCATCGGGAAACCATTGCGTAAGCCATTCCATATTCTGTTCTAGTTCCATGCTTTAAAGTAGTTTAAGGCCTAACATATAACCCAAAATAAAAATCGGGATTAATGCCACGATGAAATAAATTACAAGTCCAATCGCTTTCAAAGTCTTTTTCATTGGTTTACTGGTTTAGGGGTTAAGAAATAAGTAAGGGCGAAAACTAGGATTGTTCCGCTGCAAATGATGATTAAATCTGTCATGTTTTTATGGGTTTTGGTTAAACATTTACCAAATGTACAAAGGTTTGTATTAACTACAAGGGAATTGTAATATATTTTTTAATGATTAGTATATTTTTTTTAAACTACCTTTAGGTTTGGTTAACCGATTTAAACCAATCGAGGTACAGAACCTTGTAAGATATGGAGAAGAAGAAGAGAGGAGGGCCGAGGCCAAACAGCGGTCGACCTCCGAAGATAATGGAGGTTAAACTCATCGAACAAATGGATGCGTTGGCAGCACCGCAGCAGATATGGGATGCACTGCTATACAAGTGCCAACAAGGAGACACGCAAGCACTCAAACTTTGGCTTTCGTATAGGTTCGGATTACCCAAGCAGCAGATTGATCTGACAACTAATGGAGAGAAGATTGCACCACCTATTCAATGGATTGGTAAGAGTATTGCAATCGAGAATGCGAAGATAGTAGAGGATGAAGATGAAGCGTTGGCCATCCATGACCTGGGCGAAGAATAAACTATGTATCAATATGTTACAATAGGGGGAGGTATGTTCGTGAGTGTACGGCAACCGGTTGGAAAGTGGATTTCCCCAATTAAATAATTTACCCATGGGGGGGTATGTTTCTGAGTGTACAGGAATCAAACGGAAAATGGAAATCCCCAATTAATTAATTTAGCTATGATTCAACTTTTAGACGATTACAAGCCATTATTCTACGAGCAGCCTGACACGAGGTACTATTTGATTACGGGTGGTAGAGGAAGTGGTAAATCTTGGACATTGGCTTTGTTTCTGCTGAACTTGACCTATGAGAAGGGTCATGTAATTCTTTTCACTAGATACACCTTGGTATCTGCGTTTATTTCGATTATTCCAGAGTTCTTGGATAAGATTGAGATTATGGGAAAGATGAATGACTTTGATGTGACTCAGAGTGAGATTATAAATAAGCTAACAGGTTCTAAAATTCTATTTCGTGGAATAAAAACTAGCTCAGGAGTAAACACGGCAAATCTGAAGTCTATTGCTGGTTTGTCGACATGGGTAGTGGATGAGGCTGAGGAATTGACAGACCCTGAGATATTTGATAAGGTGGACTTGAGTATCAGGGCTAAGGATGTTTATAATAGGGTTATCTTGGTGATGAACCCGAGTTACAAGAGTCATTGGATTTATAAGGACTTTGTTAAGAATAAAAGAAAGGATACGACTTATATTCATACGACTTACTTGGATAATAAGATAAATCTGAGTGAGTCGTTTGTTCAGGCTGCTGAGAAGACCAAGCGAGAGAACAGGGCGAGGTATGACCACTTGTTCATGGGGACTTGGTTGGATGATGCTGAAGGGATGTTGTGGAACAGGGCGATTATTGGAAAGGCGAGGGTTGATGAAGCTCCGAACTTGAAGAGGATTGTGGTTGCACTTGATCCTGCCGTGACTGCGAACATGAATAGTGATGAGACGGGTATCATCGTGGTTGGTAAGTGTAAGGAAGGGTTTGGGTATGTGTTGGAGGATTTGAGTGGGAAGTATTCTCCGAACCATTGGGCGAAGATTGCAAACGATGCAGCGTTCAGGTGGAATGCGGATTGTATTGTGGCAGAGAAGAACCAGGGTGGAGACATGGTGGAGGCTGTATTGAAGGCTCAGGGGACTACCACGAGGATTAAGCTAGTTTCTGCTACCAAGGGTAAGTATGTGAGAGCGGAGCCTGTATATTCGTTGTATGAGAAGGGGCAGGTGTACCATGTAGGGAGCTTTCCGTTGCTAGAGAGTCAGATGGTTACCTTCGACCCTGATAAGGGGAAGTCGCCCGATAGAGTGGATGCGTTGGTATGGGGATTGACTGAGTTGATGGTCAAGAACCGAAGTAATGGGTTCGTATTGATAAAAGGAAAATTATTTAGGTAAAATTAGTACTTTTACAAAAAAGTGAGATATAGATGAATCTACTGAAAGCGTTTAGAACTAAGGATGCAGGTTTGCCTGTGGCTTTGCAATGGCAGTATATTAAGGGAGTATGGATGCCTTATGATGCAAAGGATGGTATTTACATTGATAAAGCGTATAAGGCTATCCCTGTTGTTCAGTCAGTAGTTTCTAAGATAGTAGAGAAGAGTGCGGATGCTGCACCGATGTTGTATAAGATTAAGGACAAGCGGTTTGCAGAGAAGTACTACGCTAAGAGAAAGTATTTGAAGAGTAAGGAGAATGCTACTGAGTTGGCGAAGTTGAGGGTGAAAGCATTTGAGTCGGTAGAGAATCATCCGTTCTTGCAGTTGATGGATATGCCGAACCCGACTAGCACAGGAAGACAGTTGAGAGAGGAAGTTGCAGGGTATCTGTTGATTACGGGGAATGCGATTGTCTACGCTAGTGTACCTGGTGCAGGAGTGAGAGCCAAGCAGCCGATTGAGTTATGGAGTGTTCCGAGTCCGACTGTAAAGCCTGTGATGTCAGGAGAGAGAACTCAGCCATTGGCAGGATATGCGATTACATATAACTTTGAGAATATTATTCCTAATGAGCAGATTGCTCACTTTAAGTACTTCAACCCTGTGTCTGAATGGCAAGGATATGAGAGTACATTCTGGGGGTTAAGTCCGTTGAGGTCGAGTGTAAGTATTATCTCTCAGAAGAGATATGCTGATGTGGCTCAGGGTTCGTTGTTTGCGAACATGGGGCCGAGTGGTATTGTGAGTGGTAATGCACGACACAGCGATCAGAGTGAGTTGACTGCTGAGCAGGCGGTTGCGATTAACGATTCGTTTAGACAGAACCACATGGGTGCCCACAACGCAGGAGACATTGTTGTGACTCCGAGTGACCTGAAGTGGGTGCAGATAGGCTTGAGTCCTGTGGACATGGGTATCTTGGACTTCAACGCAGACTTGGAACGACAGATTGCTAACATCTACGGATATCCATCTCAGTTGCTGACTCCTCAGGGAACATTGGCGAATAGTGAGACGGGTGATACGAGGGTAATTACAAACTGCGTATTGCCATTGCTAAGAAAGATGGATGATGTGTGGACTAAGATGGTTCGTCAATGGTATGGAGATAATACCTTGGTAGTAATGTCTGATACCGATGTTTATCCTGAATTGGAAGGCGATAAGAAGGAGTTGGTTCATTGGATGCGTCAGGCGATGGTATTCAGCCAGGATGAGATTCGTGAGGCACTAGGATATGGAACGATTGTGGATGAGACTCAGGTGTTGGTTCCTACGAACTATATGCCGTTGGCAGACATGAGGGGTGGAGACTTGGATGTTGATACTGTTCCGAGTGGTAGAAATGTACCGAGACAAGACCAAGACATCGAAGATGATGACGAAGACCAAGATTTTGACTAAGAACTTTGTAGCCGTTGATGGGATAATAACTGTCAGGGCTCAGAGGTTGGGTGAGGAGTATACCTGCTGGTGCAAGGCCGAGGATTATACATTCGAATTCAAGGAAGGAATGAGTACAAAGGATATTATAGAGCAGACTATAAAGCTGCTTTCTGTAATGCCATAACTAAATATAAACACGATGATATCAGAAGAAGAATTCTTGAAGGCAGAGATTGAGACTCTGAACCTAACGATGAACAATGAATTGTTTGTAGGCTTAGCTAAGAGTGTAGCTAACTACTGCAAGAAGTTTGAGCCGAGTAGTGTAATTGACTACGGATGTGGCACAGGAGTGTATAGTGAGGTGATGCGTAGGGAGGGATTTAACATCATGGCACTAGATGTGTTTAAGAGCCATAGAGACTACTGCAAGGAGCAGTATAGTGAGTTGAAGGTGATTGCTAGACCGAAGGCAGCGGAAATGATGTTGTTCATCGAGGTAGCTGAACACATGACCGACCAAGAGATTAAGAATGCGATTGATGTTATAGAGCCTAAGATGATATTGTTTAGCTCTACTCCACATACTACTGAGAACGATGCAGAGTGGGGACATATTAACATCAAGCAGGAGGAGGAATGGATTGCGTTCTGGAAGGTTCTAGGGTATAAGGTATTAGAGAAACCATCAACTCCTACGACATGGACTCTGATGCTAGAAAAAATTTAATCTACTTTATTTACTACGATGGGACATTAAACCATTACCATGTCTTGAACTTAAAGTTCTTGGAAGCGTATTGGAATGTGTTTGATGGTCAGAGGATAGTTAAGATAGCCGTAAAGGGCAACTATTCTTTGGCACCTATTGTGGATATGCTGCCGAAAGATTGTGACTATCGAGTAGTGCAGAACGATGCTAAGTATGGGGAGTGTATTCACTTCTTAGACTCATTGGTAGAGATAGATGGTGGCATGACATTCTATGCACATTGCAAAGGAGTTACTAGACCCGTATGGGCAGGGTTGGACATTTGGATAAATCATCTGTATCGAAAGAACTTGACTGATCCACCTGTGTTGGGAGACAAGTTGTTTGCAGGTGTTTGTGCTAAGTTACTCCCCTGCCCTCCGTATGTTCCGTATCCGTTTCACTACTCTGGTTCGTTCTATTGGTTTGCTACTGATAAAATTAAGGCTAGACTAAAAAATGTTAAGCTAAGGCTAGACAGGTACTTGACTGAGCAGTTCCCAGGTATTATGGCAGATAAGGATGAGTGTATCTTTGGATATGCAAGCTCAAATGTCAATCACAACTTCTATGAGCAAAGAACTTGGAGAAATTTAAGATGAAAGTAATTTATTCGGTCTTGTTCGGAGACTACGATGATGTCAGTCCTGCCCCTAAGTTTGAGGGGTGGGACTTTGTGTTATTTACCGATAATGCAGAGCTTAATGTTGATGGATGGCAGATACGAGTGGTGGATGGCATTACAGATAGACAGAAGGAAGCTAGGAAGTACAAGCTTCTATCACACTTGTATCTAAGCGAATACGATTTGGTCTGCTATGCCGATGCGAATATTTCCTTTGTCCATGAGCCACCTAGTTTCCCGATATGGTTTAAGACTCGTGCCCATGTAGATGTGTACACTAGAGCGAAGGAGTTGGTGAATGAGGGAAAGGTAAATGAGGATCAGGTAAAGAGGCAGTTTAGGTATTACTTGGAGAGTAGGTACAAGGACAAGGCAGGATTGCTGGAGACTAACTTCTTTGTGCGGTCGAATCGAGATGCATTGCAGAATATTTTGATGGATGGTGTATGGAAGATTGTGCAGGATTATACTAGCAGAGATGAGTTGGCATTTCCGTATGTTATTCATTGGAGAAATGTAAGTCCTGAGAATATCAAGCCACACAATGTTATGGCAACCTTTGTTACGATAAATCAGCACAAGGGAAAGGTAGAGGTAAGGAAGAGTGTTCAGGTACACCACATAACTCCTGGTAGGTCTGACAAGAACATTGGAAAGGCAATAAACGATTTGATTCGTGGTCTGCCTGACGATGATTGGATTTGTCTACGAGACATTGATACGCTTCCGATGTATCACGAGAAGATATATCAGCAATGCGAGGAGATAGCACAAAGAGGAGACTTTGATCTAGTTGGGTGCATGACTAATCGGCTAGGTTTGCATTATCAGCTTGTAGGAGGACAAAAGTCCGATGATTCTGATATCATGAACCACAGAAAGATTGCCGTTGACTTATACAACGAGCATGGAAGTAATGTGATGTTCTTTAACCAAATTATTGGTGGCCTGTTTATGCTGTTTAGCAAGAAGACATGGTTGCTAGTCGGAGGATTTCCTGAAGGAGGCATTCAGATTAATGGACATTTCTTTGACTACCATTTCTGTAAAAAGATAATGCGAAATAGACTAAGGATTGGTATCGCTAAGGGTATATACTTGTTTCATTACTATCGATTTGAGAGTGGTCAAGATACTAGAAGAAATATTAGTCATCTTCTATGAGTTTGTATGTTTGATAGTTTTTTTCAATCTTTGTGTATGAATGAGGATTTAGATTTCGAATCTATCGAACAAAAAAGCTATTCAGATTATCCTGAGGCAGTTAGAAATAACGCTAAGAGGGTTCTTAAATATGTTGAGGAGAACGGTTGGGGGCCATGTGGCACCGATGTTGGAAAGCAGAGAGCAAATCAGCTTGCAAAAGGCGAGCCTGTATCAGTAGATACAATTAAGAGAATGTATAGCTATCTAAGTAGACATGAGGTTGATTTACAATCTTCTAGCTCTTACGAGGATGGCTGTGGACTATTGATGTACGATGCATGGGGAGGAAAAGCTGCACTATCGTGGAGCAGGAGTAAACTGAGAGAATTAGGAGAAATAAAAGAACAGAGCAATATGGGTTTTCTAACTAAAGGTATTAACCAAGGATTTCAAGATGCCGACATGAAGCAAGGTGTTGTTTCAGGTTATTTTGCAATGTTTGGTAACAAGGACTTGGATGGTGATGTCATCGAGAGAGGAGCATTCGCTAAGACTATCCAGGAGCGTGGGCCTAATGGTAAGAAGCTAATTAAGTATTTGCTAGACCACGACTCTAAGAAATCTGTTGCTCTTATTACCAACCTAGAGGAAGATATGAAGGGTTTGAGATATGAGGCTAAGATTGGTACTCATAGTTTGGGTGTTGACTTTATGAAGATGGTAGAGTCAGGACTTATTAACCAGCATAGCTTTGGATTTTCTGTACCTAAAGACAAGCAGTACTTTGATGGCACTAAGAAAGCTAATGTTATTAAAGAAGTTATTATGTACGAAGGATCAGCGGTACAATTCTTGGGAGCCAATCCTGAGACCACATTCATTGACTTGAAATCTGAAAACGATGCGTTTGAATACCTTGACAGACTAGAGAAGTTTGTTAGGACTTCTGACGCAACTGACGAGACACTTGTCAAACTAGAAGAAAGACTTAAATCACTTTACGAAATTCTAAAGCCGAAAGAAATCACTTTGGAGCAGGTTAAAGCCGATTTGGATAGTAATAAATTAATTGAATCACTTAAATCTACATTTAGAAATCATGGCAGAATTGCAAATTAAAGAGGTTCAGGATTTTCTAGCCGAAGAGCTACAAACCCTGAAGAAAAACTTCTCTACTGAAAGAGAAAAAGATGTTGTTGGATTTGACGCAAAAGTTAAAGACGCAATGGACAAGCTTACTGCTGATATGCAGGCTAAGCACGCTGACATCCAGAAGGAAATGGACAAGGCACTTGCAGACATGACTGAGAAGTCTGCTGCTAAAGTTGAGCGTAAGAACTTCGGATGGTCTTTGCATGAGACTTTGAAGTCTAACCACGCTGAGATGGTTAAGAATGTGAAGTCTGGTAAGGGCATGGAATTGACCATGAAGGATTTCAACTATTCTGACTTTACTGGTTATGAGCCTTTCGTAACTGACTTCAGAGATCCAATCTTGTTGCCTTACGAGTCATTCCACTACAGAAATGTACTTCCTGGTGGAACAATGTCTGGTGAGTTCGTTAAGTATCCTAAAGAAACTGCTACTACTGGTGGAGCAAACACTTGGGCATACGGAGACGGTTCTAAGCCTGAGATTGAGCCTAAGATGACTACCTACCAGGCTGATGCCGAGTGGATTGCAGGTCTTATCAAAGGAGTTCCAATTTCTATGATTGAAGATTTGGCTTGGATGACTGCTTTCTTGCAGAACAAAGGTCGTGCTGAATTGTTGAAGAAGGAAGATACCTTCATCCAAGGTTTGCTTCTTGATGCTGCTAACTCTGAGAACTACAATGGTTCTAAGACTGTAAGCATTGAAATCTTGATTGATGCTGCTTTGCGTCAGTTGAAGAACAACCTTCACACTCCAACTGGAATCGTTCTTTCTAACCAAGATTATGTAAACATCTTGTTGGGTAAGGCTGCTGGTTCTGGTGAGTATGACTTCCCAGGTGTTGTGACTGTTAATCCTTTGACTGGTCAACTTAATGTAGTTGGTATCCCTGTATTCTCTAACTCTTACCTTTCTCAAGGAACTGGTATCGTTGGTGATTGGAATCAAGCTCAGTTGTTGACTCGTCAGGCTCCTCGTATCAGATTCTTCGATCAGAACTCTGACGATGCTGAGAAGAATGTTATCTTGGTTCGTGTTGAGGAGAGAGTTGCACTTCCTGTGTTCTATGACAATGCGTTCATTAAGGTAACTTTGGCTTCCTAATTAGAAGTCAATAGTTTAGAATAAGAGCCTTGGATATTTTCCAAGGCTTTTTTATTATCTTTGAGTCATGGCAGGATATGAATACAACGAAGATATGCTTGGCGATATACTGCCAGTATATGAATACTTAGGTGCAACAGGACTACAAGTTACCTTTACAAGTGAGGCAAGCTATGTTGAGCCTTACAATGTAGAGGACTTTAAGGACTATGCTAGAATTGACTTCGATACCGATGACAACTTGATTCTATTGTTTCTAAAGTCGGCTAGACAGAACATTGAGCAGTATATGCAGAAGTCTTTGGGTGTACGGACAATCAACTTGATTGCCTTGCATTTGCCTAAGAACTATAAGTTGCCTTATGGGCCTATTCAGTCAATAACTACCGCAGGTTATACTTTATTTGGCGATTTGCTAAAAGAAGGTGGAAAAGACATTAATATAACCTATGTTACCAACGCAAGTTTGGTGAATGATGCCATTAAGCAAGCAATCTATCGTCAAGCCTATCATTACTACGAATACAGAGAGGCTAATTCTAAGCCTGATTTGTTGAGTGAGGTTAAGTTGTTAGTAAATCCATACAGAAGAATAGTATTCCCATGATGCGTGAAAAAGTGGTATTTAAAAGGTCTGTACAGACTCAAGACCCTGTTACAGGTCAGTTGATAAATACCGTATCTACTTATTACGAACCAAAGGGTGCTAGTGTTAAAGAAATTACACCTAGCGTTGATACTGTTGTACAGAAGCAAGAGTTGAGTACTTTGATTGAGGTTGTGATTCGTTACAATCCTTCTGTTACTATTCAGAATGGAGATCAGATTGAGTGGAGAGGGTATTACTTTACTGCTCTTGCACCAAAGGTTGACCCATTGAGAAGATACATTACTATCAGAGCATTTGCTGCAATGGAAACTACTAATAGAAATGGCAGTCCAAGTTAAGGTAAGCGGAATCAATATTCTTTTAAAGGATTTAGATAAGTACTCTCAAGATGTACAGCTTGGTGTCTATAAAGAAGTAAGAGCATGGGCTGAAAGAACTGAGGCTGATGCTTTAAGAGATGTACCTGTTAAAACAGGTGATTTAAAAGGCACTATTCGTTCTGTGGTATCTAATAATGGATTGACATGGATTGTCAAAGCAGGTGGTATTAATAATGTTAATTATGCTCCTTATGTGGAGTTTGGCACGGGAACTGAGGTTGATGATAAATTTTTACAGGAGTACGGATTGGTTAATTACGCAAGTCAATTTAAAGGGAAAGAACGAGCTAAATATCCAATACCTCCCAATAGCTACTTATACCGAAACGCTAGGTTGGAGTTTGAGAAAACTTTAGCTAATATTAAGAAACTTCTACAAACACAATGAAACAATTAAAGGATTGGGCACAGATTTTTGCTTTGTCATTTCTGTGCCTTTCAATTTGCTCAGGCATCCTAGAGTTTGCCCTATGGTGCAATAAGCCGTTTGCTTATCTTTTATCCGTATCTTTCTGCTTCTTAGTTATCTGGGGAGGAGTAGAAATATATGAGCGTTCTAAATGAACTACACGGACAAAATATATCTTTCAAGACATTCTTATTTTGAGAAACGATTTGCTAGGCTAATCAACCGAGCATTGGATGAACAGTACGATGAAATGGCTCGTTTATTTGAGTCAGGACAAGACATCGGCTCTGTGAGTGGTCAAGGTATAGCTATGGTATATCAAGCCATGTATCAGCTTATAATGGAGGATGAGGGCACTTTAACTTGGAATGAGTTTGTTAGGCCAATCACAAATCAAGAAATACAGACCAAAGACATCTTTGACGAGGTAGCAAGCACTCTTGCACCACAGAATGTAAACGAGATGACATCGTTTTGGAGAAGGCTTATGGATGGCTTTTTAAGCACCTACATTGGCTTTAGAATTTCAGAGGTACTATCAACAGGTGTTAAGCGAGTAAACGAGTTAATTGGCAAAAGCAGAGGCAATGGGCTAAGCAACGAGCAGATAGCTGACTTGATTAGACAGACAGACCTTGTGCTACGATCTAACACAATAGCAAGAACAGAAGTCACCAATGCAATGAGTAAAGCACAACTTCTTGCACTAGAAAGCTCAGGGTTAAATTGGCAGAAGGCATGGAAAGCAATTAGAGATGACAGAACTAGAGATGCCCACCTGTTTACAGACCCTAAATTCTTTATTCCGATAAAGAATAACTTTATTATCAATGGTCAGCAGTTGGCATATCCTGGTGATTCAACTCAAGGAGCTTCTATGACTAACACGATTAATTGCAGATGCAGATTGTCGTTTAAGCAGGAAGGCAATAGGTTTGGATTTACAAATCGTTAAAAAACCTTATCTTTGACTATGGATTTATCAAAAGCATTAAAAGCTGGTTATTTTCAAGCACTATACCCAGAGATAGGTGTACCTATCTACGATGCATTTTCTATCCCTGAGATGGCAGGATATCCCTATGTGATTATCTCTAGCATAACAACTTCTGAGATTACGAATACTACTTGCAAGAAGTTTAATGCAGATGTTACCTTGGATATTGTAACAGGCTTTACTAGACCTACCGGTATGGATCAGGCATTTGACATCGCTCAGGATATTGAAGACATTATAAATCCTATGAGTAATGCTGACATTAACATTAATGCTTACGGATGGGAGATTGGAACTACCAACCTAGCAAGTTCTGATAGTGTTCAGTTGAGAACAGGTGAATATTGGATTTACAGAAATGTTAGGACATATTCTCACATAGTTGTACCATTTTGATTATAAAAAAAAATCTGATACCTTTGAAATAATAAAATAATAAGACTATGGCTAACGAATTATTTAGTAAAGATATTGGTGTTTACATTGACATTTCTGCAACTTCAACACCATCTTGGAAATTGGCGGTTTGTACCTCATCAAAATCTTTGTCTATTTCCGTAGGCTCTACAGAAATCAACAACGATTGTACTGGTGACTTCGTAAGAAACCTTCCTTCTACTGCTTCTTGGACAATGAGCTTCGAGGGTGATGTTAATACCAACCCAGGTGTTAATGAAGTTTCTGCTGAAGACATCTTTAGATATACTATTGCTAGAGCAACAAGAAAGTTTAAGTTTGAATCGCTAGATGCTTCTTACATCAGATATGGTGAAGGGTTCATCTCTCAGTTTGACGAAACTGCAACTGCTCCTGAATATCAGACATACTCTGTAACCATCACAGGTTCTGGCCCAATTGATGACGCAGTAACAACTTAATTTCTGTTTTTCGTGTTTGTGTTTAGTAAAAAGGCTCCTTTTTTAGGAGCTTTTTTTTTGCTTGTTACATTTATTACTAAATTAGTGGCATGACAGGAATAATGACACTAAACATAGGCGGCAAGAACCGAACCTTGCGGTTTAACAACTTTTCAGCTATCGAACTTGCTAAGATTATCTACAAGGGTGAAAATGCTAATTTTGAGACAGATGATTTGCTAAATCGAATTATGAAACTTAATGAGAAGAATCACTTTCTACTTGTTAAAACTTTGATTTACGCAGGCATCATTGGCAATGACTATGTTGTAGGCTTTGAGGAGTCTGTAACTGTGGAACAGGTCGGAGAGTGGATTGCTGAAATTAATGATAAAGACATCTATTCTGTATGGCAAACTTTTTGGACTTCTATGGGAGTTGACTTGCCTGCGGTTAAGGATTTGGAATCAACGACAGATTCTGTCGCTGAAAAAAAAAGTTAACATGGATTGATATTTGCCAAGAATGTTTTGGTGAACTTCGCATACTTCCTCGAAATTTTTATGAAATGACTTTTGCCGAGACTATCTTGACCATGCGTGGTCATCAGGTTAGTCAGTCAAGAGAGTGGGAAAAATATCGGCTTGTTGCATACCAGGTTTACACCTCGATTCCTAAGAAGGCTCCTAATAAATCTATTCAGCAGTACTTCCCATTGCCTACTGATCAGGGTGGCAAGAAATTAGATTCTTCTTTAGTTAAAGCTCGTAGAAATGCCTTCTTAGATAAGATGGTTAAAAATTAGTATTTTTGAAACATGAATGAGCTTCAAATAAGATTAACTGCCGATATAAAGGATTTGCAATCAGCCATTAACAAGGCGAAGGCAACTCTAAAATCATTTGAATCTGAAACTGCAACGGATTCTGAGAAATCCAATGTAGGCTTCCGTAGAAAGATTGGATTGATTGAGCAGTTAACTGCTAAAGCTAAAGAATTAAAGGTTTCTTTAAGCCAAGCAACTAATGAACAACAAATTGCAAAGTTTAATGCTGAACTTGAGCAAACTAACATTGAATTAGCTAGGTTAAATTCTTTAGGTAAATCTTTTGCTGATACTTCAGTTCAGTCTTTTAATAAATTTAGAGTATCAGCAGGAGCAGCAAATGGTTCAGCTATTGCATTTAACAGAATTATTCAAGATGCTCCTTTTGGCATTATTGGCGTAGGAAACAACATTCAGCAATTTGCAGAACAGCTATCTGCTTTAAGAGTTACTACAGGTAGCACTAGCTCTGCATTAACATCATTTTTTGGTAGTTTATTAACTAAATCAAATTTGATTGTTTTAGGCATATCAGCTGTTACAGCTGCATTTACAGCATATCAATTAGGTGTATTTGATACAAAAAAGGAAGTTGATGAATTAACAAAGGCTCAAGAAGATTTTAACGAATCTTTAAAAGATACCAATGGACTATTAGCTCAAGGGTTATTAAATAAGTTATTAAAAGATGTTGGACTACTTAAAACAGAAAATATTGGCGGTAGATTAGTTGATGTTCCTGCATTTAAAACAGCAGGTGAAGTGGTTGATGCTCTTTCTGGTAAAATAAATAAACTAAGGAAAGGAGAGCTTGAGTTACTTGAAGGATTTTTGAAAGAACAAATTTCTAATGCAACTAGAAATTATGCCAATTCAAATAATGAATTAGAAAAATCATTAGCTACAGAAGAAATTGGATTATATAGAGGAATTTTAGAAAAAGTAAATCAGCAATTAAAGTTTTATAAGGACCTTACAAAAGATGCCGCAGATGAGGCAAAAACATTTTTTGATTTGCAGGCTGCTTTAACTGATAAGCAAACTGATTATATTGATGAGTTAATAGAAAAATATGGCGGATTAAAAAAAGCCATAGAAGAATCTCCTGAGATTAAAGTTGATGAAAGTCAACTACAAGGTTTAGAGTTAGGCGGTAAATTTGAACCTGGAATAATAGAAAAATTAGAAAAAGAAATTGCTCTTTATGAGAAATTAGTAAAAGTAACTAGTGATACTGCTCAATTAGAAAAATATCAGTTAAAACTTTCTCAACTAAGAAAAGAATTAGATTTAGTTAATGGAGAAAAGGTTAAAAGTAACCTAGAAATAATCGTTGACGCATTTAGTTCTCTTGGTGCAGGAATTGCTGCTTCATTAAATATTAGCGATAGAGCATTACGAGGATTTGTTACTACCTTGCTTTCTGCTACTCCTAAAATTATTGGTGCTATTATACAGCAAGCTGCTGCTAGAAAAGCTGAAGCTGCTGCTGCAAATGTGGCTAATGCTCAAGTAGCAACTGGTAATGCTGTTGTTGTCGCAACAGAAGGGGCAAAAGGATTAGGTCCAGTTGGTTTAGCATTACTACCTGTATTTATTGCAGGGGCAGTTGCATTAGTAAGTGCAGCATTCGGTAAAGCAAAAAGTGGAGGAGGTTCTGCTTCAGCAGGAACAGGCTCTACCTTTACCAACAGAAGAGAATTTGGTGGCCCTGTATCGAAAGGTAGAGCATACATTGTAGGTGAGCGTAGACCAGAGTTGTTTGTGCCAAACACTAATGGAGTAATTGTTCCTCAAGTACCATCAATGGACTATTCTGGTGCATCAGTAAGCTCTGCAATGTACGGTGTTGAAGTAATGCTTAAAGGCCCAGATGATTTGCTATTCTTTGTGGAGCAGGCTCAAATCAGAAGAAACATAAGATAAAAAAAACCTTGACCACACGGCCAAGGCTTTCTGTTAACAAAAACCCAAAATAACTGCTATGAAACTCTTTTTCTTAGTAGTGCTATCTTTCTGATTCGATCCTCATCGACATCGTACTTAATGCAACTTTTCTCAATTAATTCGTCTGTGATGTTGTCAGGTCTTGCCCTGATTTCTGCTATGCACTTGGCGATAACATCTGATGATTCTTTCAGTGTTCTGTTCATGTTGGGACAAATCTAGCAGTAGACTAAATATAAGTCAAGATAATCCCTATTTTTTTTTGTATTTTTGACCAATGGCAGAATACAGATTCATTTGGGGACTATTTGGTGGCACAGGTTCAATCACAGTTAATGGTGATGTCCCTCAACCATTTTATGAAGAAGGAACTTCTTTAACCATTGTTGGAACATTTGACCCTGGGTTCACATTCTTTTCCTACGACATTAACAATGGATTTCTAAATTCTAATGCAAATCCTTGGACTTTTTTAATGCCATCTAGAGATATTAAGGTAAGAGTTACACTTACGGGATCATACACTCCTTCTGATGCAGATTACGAATTAAAGTACTTTACAGAGACTTGCGACCAATCTAATCAGCTAATTAGAGTAGAGATATACGAGTTCGGATATGTCGGTTCTGCAACCAAAAAAGATAGTGCAGGATTTTCTTTCCGTTGGGGAAACTTTGGTCAAGATGAACTTGAGCCAATCGTAAGGTCATCATTTAGCTTTGGCCTTGTCGGAATGCGTGACGAGTACTTCGAGCTTCTTGAAGGAGGATATAGAAAGTGGCAAGTAAGAGTTCTGATTGAAGGGGATTTGTTCTGGAAAGGATATGTAAACAACTCAACGCTGACTATCAATGAGATAGGAATTAAAGAAGTCATGGAGTTTACCGCTTCTGATGGATTGAATGCATTTGACTCTAAGCGAGTTGTAGATCAATACTTTGCAGGCTTTGCAGAAGGAACTATGCTTGGCAGTATATTCGCTGCTATCAATCAGACATACAAAGAACTTCGACCTATTAATCTTGCTTGTGAAATTTACGAAACTAGGCTAGATAGAGATGATTCTGTTTTTGCACAACTTCTAGTGCCTGCCAACGCAGTATATACTGATGGAGACATTCCTTTGTTTTATGGTAATGGTGAAATAGCAGAGAATACATCTGTGTACATTTCTGACTTTATTAATGCAATACTAAAGCCTTTCCTTTGCAGAATATTCTTGTGGAGAGATGAGTTCTATGTAATCTCAATGCCTGAATTTGCTAAGGATTCTTATAGACTCTTTAACTTTAACAACGAAGCAGAGTTTGAGGGCATAACTACCATTACACCTGGCATGGATGTCTCTTGCAAGTTTACCGCAGGACAACGAACAGGAAGACCTGTTTACACAGAGTTTACAGCAACCTTGGAACTAGGGGTATTAGACTACTCATCTCGTGGTGGTATCTACGAGGAGCCGTTTACTGTTGATTCATGGTTCTATGGTTCTGTTATATCAGCATATCCTAACATCTATCAACTCCGTGCATGGAACTATGTCAATGCTATTCCAAGTAGTAGACCTGCATTTTATCCTATGGGAGATGCTCCTGCCCTTGTGCAGTATGTTTCTGATTCGCTAGGAGAATACGCTAAGATTTGGGGTACAACGGATGTAACTGGTATTGCAGATGATAAATTATCATTCATAGAACTTGATTCTACAAGAACAGGACAAGACATTGCGATTGCTCAAGGCTTGGCAAATACGCTTAGCTTTCAGCTAGAGTTTATCTTCGAGCTAGGACTTAGTGATAATGTTGTTCGAGTTAACACCAACGCTGGTGTTCAGATTCGCATCGGATCAAGCTACCTTCAGTTTGATGGTGTAGATGAATTTACTTGGACTACTACTCCGACTATCATGCAGTTCCCGATGAAAGATGGTGTTCGTATGTGGAATAAGCTAGACATTGTCGGAGTAGTTGTACCTGAAGATGGAGCGGTCATTATAAGGCTATATGAGGTCATTACAACGAACTTAGCATCAGTAGATGGGTACACAGTAGGCTACAGAAATATGTCGCTTAAAATCGAAGAAAATGATGCCTTTGCGACAGAGGAAATATCAGAGAAATTCGTAACCGATGAATCTTACTCCAATGTCTACGATGATGTCAAATTTAAGATTGGCGATGTCGACACAGAAAACTCAAGTAGTGCTATACGGCTCGACCTGGTTGGATATGGCTATCCAAATTCTCAGGCTTGGTCTCGTGATGGTGTCGAGTCAGTACCATTGATTCAGATATTCCTTCAGGAGTTAGCAAACATTAAGGGTAGACAAAACCCTAGGTTGATACTTACATTGCCTAGGAATGCTGCAAATCCATTGGAAATTAAACCATATCAGAACATCGAATACGATGGACATTATTGGATGGTAATTGCTATGGATGTAGATTTAATGGCAAATAGTTGGAGATTAGAATTAGCAAGATTAGGCGAAATAGGAAGTTAATATGGCAGATGTATCAGGTAAGTTTTTCTCAGCGAAGAAAGTAAGAACAGGTGTATCACCAAGTAGCCCAGGTGTTGAGCAGGGTGAGACCTTGCCTCCTGTTAACCCTCCTGGAAGTGATCTAAACTCAGTAGGACTTACCATGCCTTCTGCGTTTGAGGTAGCTAACTCCCCATTGACTAGCAACGGAACGATTGCAGTTACAGGTGCAGGAACAGTTGCTCAGTATGTAAGAGGGGATGGTTCTTTGGCAGACTTTCCTGAGAGTATTGGATCAGGAGCATCTGTAAGCTACTACTTAAATGGTTCTGTTAACCAAGGAACGATTGGCGGAGTCACTTATTACGAGATGAATAAGACTCCGATTATTGGAGCAGGTACTGACTTTACTAGAAACTCAAATGGTTACATTGCTTCGTTTTTAACCGATGCAAACGACCCAGCTTTATTAGTTATACCTGCTGGTAACTGGAATTTTGAAACTTACTTTGAGGCATCAAGCGGTGGAGGTTCTCCAACCTTTTATCTTGAGTTGTATAAGTACGATGGAACAACCTTTAGCCTAATTGCATCCAATAGTGGATCTCCTAAGTTAATTAACGATGGAACAAGCATTGAGGCTTACTTTAGTGCTTTAGCGGTTCCTCAAACTACTTTGACTTTAACGGATAGATTAGCTATTCGTATTTATGTTACTACTGCTGGCAGAACAATTACTCTACATACTGAGAACGGTCACCTTTGCCAAGTAATAACCACATTTACAACAGGATTATCTGCATTAAACGGCTTGACTAGCCAAGTTCAGTTCTTTGCAGTAGGCACAAGCGGAACTAACTTTAACATTGCGAGTGCTACCGATACGCATACATTTAACTTGCCTACGGCTTCTGCAACTAACAGAGGAGCATTGGCATCTGCTGATTGGAGTACATTTAATAACAAGCAGAACCAACTCAACGGCACAGGCTTTGTCAAGGCTAGTGGCACAACAATAACCTACGATAACTCGACTTATCAGGTAACCTCTGAGAAAGGACAACCGAACGGCTATGCTTCGCTAGATTCTAACGGCAAGGTTCCTTTGACTCAGATTAACGATGCGTTGATTGGTAATGTCAACTACCAAGGTCTTTGGAACGCTTCAACGAATAACCCGACATTGGTTAACCCTCCTGCATCAGGAACTAAGGGCTACTACTACATTGTAAGCACGGCAGGAACATTTGCAGGGATCAGCTTTGAGGTTGGCGATTGGATTATTTCCAACGGAAGTGCTTGGCAGAAGGTAGACAACACAGATGCGGTAAGTAGTGTCTTTGGCAGAACAGGTAACGTTACTGCTAGTAATGGAGACTACAACACTAGTCAGGTAACTGAGAATACTAACCTTTATTATACCGAGGCAAGAGTAAGTGCCAATACCGATGTCGCTGCGAATACGGCAGCTAGACACGCTGCGGTTACGCTAGGGACTGCGAATGGTCTTAGCTTGTCTACTCAGCAGTTGAGTTTGCAACTAGCTACAAGCGGTCAGAATGGTGCTTTGTCTTCTACTGATTGGACTACTTTCAACAACAAAGAAAACGCTATAACCGCTGGAACTACTGCTCAGTACTTTAGAGGTGATAAGACTTTTCAGACTTTAAACACTGCGGCAGTTCCTGAGAGTGGGAATTTGTATTTTACCAATGCTAGAGCCATTGCATCTGTTCTGACAGGTTACACAAGTGGTGCAGGGACAATTAGTGCTGCTGATACTATTCTTTCAGCTATCCAAAAGCTTAACGGAAACATTGGTGCTTTAGTAACAGGAGTTTCAAGCGTCAATGGTCAGACAGGTGCCGTAACGCTTACGACTAGCAACATTGCCGAGGGGACTAATCTATACTTTACTCAAGCAAGGGTAAGTGCTAACACAGATGTTGCTGCCAACACGGCTGCACGTCACGCTGCGGTTACCCTAGGAACGGCTAATGGACTTTCTTTGTCTACTCAACAGTTGTCACTAGGTCTAGCAAGTGCAGGTGTTACAGGGGCATTGAGCGGAACGGATTGGAGTACATTTAACTCTAAGCAGCAAGCACTAAACGGCACAGGATTCGTTAAGATTAGCGGTACGACAATAAGCTATGATAATTCTACTTACCTAACAACCGCTGCTGCTGCAAGTACTTATGTTCCATATACTGGAGCAACATCAGGAGTTGATTTAGGCACTTACACATTATCTGCTAGTAATTTAATTGCTAACGGAGGGTTTAATGCAGGAGCCTTGCTTTTAAAGCAATCAAGTAATGCTCAGACAATTTTCTTAGGTTATACTGCAATAACTCCTGTTGGAAATAATACTTTAAATTTTGGATTTAGTACGGGTTCAGGAGTATGGAAAAATTTTACATTAAGTTCTTTCCTATTAACTGACAACATAAATAGAACTTATACTCTACCCGATGCAAGCGGTACTATTGCTCTTGTTGGAGGGTCAGGTGTAGGCACAGTTACAAGCGTTGCAGCTTTAACTCTAGGAACATCAGGAACGGACTTATCAAGTAGCGTTGCAAACGGCACAACTACTCCTGTTATTACCTTAAATGTCCCTACTGCATCTGCTGCTAACAGAGGTGCATTAAGTGCTGCGGATTGGACAACCTTTAACAACAAGCAGAACGCTTTGACTAACCCTGTCACAGGGACAGGAACGACTAACTATTTGCCAAAGTTTACAGGAACAAGCACGATTGGAAATAGTGCAATAATTGATAATGGAACATCTATTGAAGCAATTTCAAGAACTTTTATAGTAAATAGAGGTAGTCATTCTGCATTTGGATTTGAAATTGACCAACAATCAACTTTTGCATTTGGTAGTACAAATGGAAAAAGAGTTGCAATAATTAGAGATTCAACTCTTGCCGATAATGGCTTGCAATTTGGTTATGATACAGTTGATAAAACTGGAATTATTGCAGGTTCAGCAACAAGTTCAGGTACTGGATTAGATTTTTACACATTTAACGGCTCATCTTGGGGAAGTAGAACTCGCCTAACCAGCAGCGGCAACCTACTAGTAGGCACAACAACGGACTCTGGCTTTAAGCTAGACGTTAACGGAACAGGTAGGTTTAGTGGTACTTTAAGAGTGGTAGCAAATGGTCAGGCATTAAATTTAAACTCTTTAAATACAAATGGTAATTATTTAGAATTTTCAACCTCAGTTGCAAATACTGGTTACATTGGTAATGCATCTCAATTATTTGCAAGTCCATTTAATTCTAATGCGGATTTTGGAATATACGCAAGCGGTAATCTTTATATTTCAACAGGTGGAGGAACTCCAAGACTAATTCTTAACTCCTCAGGCAACCTTGGCTTAGGAGTTACACCGAGTGCGTGGGGTTTAAGAGGATTTGATATATCTAATGGCTCACTTTTTGGAGATACTAATAATGTTGGTTTAACTCAAAATGCATATTATGGTAGTTCTTGGGTTTATAAAAATAATGGAACTGCTGCTAACTATATTGTTGTTGGAAATGAGCATCGTTGGAATATAGCCCCATCAGGAACGGCAGGCAATGCTATCTCCTTCACCCAAGCGATGACGTTGGATGCGAGTGGGAGATTGGGGATTGGAGTAACAAATATGTCATCTTATAATGCAGGTGGCAATCATTTTGTAATTGGTGGTGGTGAATTTAGAGGATTAACTATTGCTGCAACTACAGAAGGAAACATTTATTTTGCTGATGGAACTACAGGGGCAGATTCATATCGTGGAACAATTGGATATAATCATACATCAAATTATCTATACTTCTTTTCAGATGGTTCTGAACGTATGCGCATCACCTCAGGAGGTAATGTGCTGATTGGAACGACAACAGACGCAGGCTTTAAGCTAGATGTCAACGGAACAGGGAGGTTTAGTGGGGCATTATTAGTAAGCAATAATGACATTACCCAAACAGGAACAAGACCAATACTATCATTACAACAGAGTGGAACAACCAAAGCATTTTGGGGCATTAGTGATGGTGTAGATGATTTAGTTAATGGAGCTTCATCAGGTGATGCAGTATTTAGAAAACCTGCTTCAAGCGGTGCTTTCAGATGGACAGTTGATGGAGGTTCGACTTCAGCTTTAGTAATAGCCTCCACAGGAGCAGCTACCTTCTCCTCTTCGGTGACGATACAAAACGGAAACTCATTAACTTTATTACAATCAGGTAATGCTAATGGTTCTTTGATTCGCTCGGTAACAAATGGTGATTTTAGAATCACAACGGGAGGAACTACTGATGCTTTCACAATAACCAACGGAGGAAATGTAGGGATTGGCTGCATTGCAATAACAAAATTTCAAGTTCAATCTAATACAAATAGAAGGTTTTTTGTTGGTGATACAGGTTCACAAGTACAAATTGGAGGACTATTAGATAATGGTTCAGATTATACTCCTGTTGCAATAGATGGAACTAGATTGTTGTTAAATTCATTTTCAGGAGGCAACGTGCTGATTGGAACGACATCTGATAACTCAAACAGGTTACGAGTAAATGGTAGCATTTGGGCGGATGGTGCTGCAACCTTAAATGGAAATTTTAGAATTATAAATTCCAACGGATTTAATGATTCTGTTAATTTTGACAGAACTGCAATAAATGCAATGACTTTAAATTCTAGTGGTAATTTAATTCTTAACGGAACAACTGGAAGTTCACGAATCACTTGCTACGGAGATGGGTATTTTAGTGGTGGAATTCAGACTGGTAATCCTTATGGAAGTACATCAGCAAATTGGTTGCTAGGAAGATTTCTTACAGAAACAACATCAGCTAATGGTAGCATAAGAGTTCAAATAGGCTCAAAATATTATAATATTGCAGCAGAAGATTTAGGAGAAGTACCAACTTAAACAATACAAAAAATGAAACAAATCGAACCAGTACAAGTATGGAAAAACGGAGAGCAGTTAGAGGCTAGTCTGCTAAACGCAATCATTATAAACGACAACCTTGAGAGTGCTTGCACTTTCTATTACCAACTACTTACAGGTGGTCAAGGTACAGAGGCAATGCCAATATCAGTAGGTCAGTCAGTTGCTGAAGGCAATATTTCTTTAAGTGGAGAAGAATATTTAGAGTGGAACGGCTCCAATGATTATGCGTTTGAGTATATTGCCGAAAAATTAAACCTTACACTTGTATGAATGTAAATCTAGCAATAGCCCTAACTGACATCGAGGGCAACGCAATCCAAAACGAGAAAGGCGAAGAAATGCTCCTTTCTAAAATGGTTGGCAACGCATTGTTTGCTGCCGAAGAGAAAGAAGACCCGATTCGTCTTTACGAG